CCGGCGGTTATATGTGCAGTGCCGCGTATTGGATTGCCAGTGCTTGCGATAAGGTAGTCGCTGCCCCTTTTGCCGATGCTATTGGCAGTATAGGCACGATGTTGAGTTTCCAAGATTTTGCGCCCCTTTTAGAAAAGTACGGCGTGAAAGTCCACGAACTCTACGCCCCCGAAAGCACCGAAAAAAACAAGGCTTGGCGCGACCTTAAAGAAGGTAACGAAAAGGCTATAATGCAGATGCTTTCAGAAGCCAACGCCCGCTTTATCAATAGTGTAAAAGCCTACCGCCCCGATGCCAAAGAAGAAGTATTCAAAGGCAACACCTATAATGCTAAAAAAGCCAAATCATTAGGACTTATCGACGAGGTAATGACTCTCAATGAGGTTATTAGCCAATTAGTCAATTAGAAAAAGTTTAATCTGTAAGTAGTAACAGGCTCTTGCCTCTTACCTCTTACCTCTTACCTATAAAAGAATGAAACACGCAAAAATTGCCGCTACATTGGCACTCGCCAGTATCGACCTGAAAAGCCCCTTATTTGGGAATGAAAAGTTTGTCGAGCTCAAAGAATCGCAGATCGACAAGATAGAAGCCGCCTTAGCAGCTGCCGAAACCGCTGCCAACAACACCGCCCTTGAGCAGCTTATGGCAGAACTGAAAGCCAACAACGAAAAGCTATTGGCTGAGAAAACAGCCCTTACCGCTGAAAAAGAAGCCCTCACCGCGCAAGTAACCGCTCTTACTGCCGAAACCGAGAGCCTCAAAACCGAACTTAACAATCGCCCTGCTCACTCATTGCCTGCCAATGATGGCAAAGAGTCAGCCGATAACAACGGACTTATTGACGGGTATTTAGACCCTAACGATGCTCACAACAAATTCTTAAACGAAATTTAACACTATGCCACAAGAAAAAACAATGAACGTAGAACAGATTAAAAATGAACTACTTCGCTACATCAGTACCAAGCCTAAATTATTGCAAGCTGCAATATTGTCTAAAGAGATTTTACTCAACGCACACTCTCGTACCCTCACCAAGGTCAGAGGCGAATACGTATCGTTGCATTCGCTCATTGGGCACGTCGTACAAGGCTTCAACTCCAAAAAGTGGACGCCTTATGGCGAATTGCAATTCCGCAAAAAAATAATGAGAAACTTCCATCAGAAGGTGGATTTTGAACTCGACCCCGCCGAAATTATAAGCACTGTACTCGAAGAGATGTACGACGAAGGAAAGAGTTTGAAAGACAAATCAATCTCTAAACACGCTATTGATTCGCTTTTGAAAAAAATCATCTCCGATGTAAACATTTTGTCAGTTACTGGTAAGTACGATGCTTCTAAGATAGGACTTGCTACCCCTGAATTTGGCACTTCTATGGATGGGCTTAACGAAATCATCGCCAAAGGTTTGAAGAATACCGAAAACCCTTACTTCCTCATTCCTGCCGATGCTATCACCAGCACTAACATCATCGATGTAGTAACCGCTTATGAGCGTGGTTTGCCTGCGGGAGCGAAAGACCAAGTAAAGAAAATCTTTATGAGTGTGAATGATGCCGAGAACTACCAAATTGCCTACGAAGACAAGTTCGGGCAAAACAAGTTCCAAGACAACGCCCTCAAAACCCGCTTAGGAAAACGCGAAATCGTCGCTATCCCTAACCTCAAAGACGGTACCATTGTATCAACTGTGGAAAATGGTTTTGTGAAGATGGTTGACATCATCGACAATCCTGCTACTATCACCGATGTACAAGTAGATAAACGTATCTTGAACATTATGGGTGAATTTACTTTAGGGTATGATTTTGCTATCAATGAGCTTACTTATGTGTACACTTCCGACGGTACCAAAAAACGCGGATTGAACAACAAAGACCTCAATGAACTCTATTACCCTGAAGAAAAAGGATTAGAAGCT